ACTATCGCCAACTCGTCTCGAGTAGAATTCCGCGTTCGTTAGCGTTCCCAGCCCCACCGTCGTCGGAGTATAGGCGACCCAAACGGATGGATAAGTTCGCGCCAGAACCTGCCAATTGGCACCATCCGAGGCGACGGTAACTTGCTCATAAATTGTATTAAGCGTGGTCGTCGTAACGCCATCAATTGTCTGCGAGCTGGTGGTGGCAATGGTGCAGATGTTGGCGAAACTAGCATCGGTCTTTTTAATCCTAAATACTTTGCCCGTGTTGCCGACTGCGGTTGGGAGAGTGAGTGTGAACGCCGATCCACTACAGAGAATCAGATCATCAGCTGTGGTGATGGAATATGTTGTGGTCTTGGCCGCTACTGCCAGTACGGTGGTGCCGCCCGATGGCGTTTGCCATGAGGGATCAGCACTTGATCCACCACTTGTCCACACTTTGGTTGTTGATGCGTCCGGGGCGACTACGGTCAGTGCACCTGCACCATTGCCAAGCAACATGCCGTGTGCGGTGAGTGATGATTGCCCTATGCCACCATTGGGAACAGGCAAGACCGCATCTAATTGCGGGAAATATTGCCAGCTCCATGAGGCTAGGCCCGTGCCGCCGCCGGTATTGATAACAGTCAAAAGCAGGGCACTGCTTCCGGCCATGCTTTGAATGGAGTTTCCGCCAGAGGTTTGCGTTGTCAAAACGCCAGAGCTAAGATTGGTGATATAAAATTGTTGGCCCGAGGCAAGAGTCGAGGCCACAGGGAGCACAACTGTTTGTGTGGTTGAGCCTGTGAAATATTGATTATAGGTGCTGCTAACGGTGAGGGTTGTGGTGCCCGCAGCTGTCGCGGTCGAGGTGTAATTTCCCAAAACATTGTGGGCCGAGAAATTTAAATTCGCGTCCCATCCGGCCCATGCTGTGGCGGTCGCCGCTGTAGTGACCGCAGTCTGGCCCGTGCCGCCCTGGTTGATCGCCGCAGTGCCTGAAATATCTGTGAAGGCCGGTTGCGAGAGCGATGGCACGCCTAAAAGCGAAATGGAATTAATCCACTGATGTGACACGCTCGCGGCTGATTCAATCCCACCCAATGTTGAAGCTGTAGGCGCTGGCAAACTAGCCGCTGGCAATGTGCCCGTGACAGCCGTCGCCAGTGGAATATTGGTGAGCGTGTTTGTGGACCCGCTGATTGATTTATTAGTGAACGTATCTGTCGAAGCCCTACCCACAAGTGTGTCGGTTGCGGCAGGCGGCGTCCAAGTCTTGGTGTGATCGCTGGATTTAATAAAATCCGCATCGATGGTCCTGGTTGCAGCGGCCCATGCAAGCGAGCCCACAATGAAGGCTATAAATCCACACGCATATTTTTTCATTTTATCTCCTGCTTTCCTCAGACCAATTTGACCCGTCCCAGAAAAGACTTAAACGTGATCCGTTCCCGCCAACCCATTCGCCGTTTAGATCGAGCCCAGTGCCGTCTTGAAGTGTGACTGTGTTGGTGTCGTCGGTGCCAAAAAGACGGAGTTCTTGTCCAACATTTGTGCCCGCTGCGATTTGAGGGTTTGCGGTAACGGTAATGGGCGCGGCATTTCCTTTGATAAACCAGGTGTTTCGATCACCCACGCCGACAAAGCCAATTCCGCCGGCGGCCGTAATCAGATTTGGGCTTGCTCGCGTACCGGTGATCACATTATTGGCACCAACAGCGATCCAACGGCCCGAACCTGCGGTCGGGGTCACGATTGTGATATTGTCACCAGCCGCACTTGCTCCAGAATTGAAATAGAAAAACTTGTTCACAGATTCGACAAACACATTCAGTCCATCGCCACGGCTTGCGGAATCGATTGCCTTAAGTGCCGCGATATCAGTTAATCCATGCGTGAAGGTGATCAGCGATGCGCTGTTGCCGGGAATCGCGATATCATCCTCAGTCCATAGGGTTACGCCCAGGGCATCTTGCAAAACAATTTTATAAGATAATCCGCCAATCCAAATGTCGGCATATCCATTGGCATCTAGAATCACGGGATTGGTGTTGCTTGATGTGCCAGATTGGTCTGTGTAGGTTACCTGCGGAGTTGTGGTTCCAGCGGCATAAGTCCACACCTGACCACCAGATAGGGGCGCGCCGTTGCCATCAAAAAACCTTTGTCTAACCAGAGGGAGAAGTTCCATTTTAGTTTTTCCCTTTGCCCATGCGGCCCTTAACTTTATCCATCACCTTTTGCATGGCGGCCGATCCAGGATTTAGATCCGAGGCTTGAATGAATAATTCTTTTGTCTTGGGATCTTTTAAGTCCTCTTGTGTGAAACCATTGAGGGCCTTGGGGTCATGCTCCAGCAGGTTTTGCATGCCGTCGTTTGCCCACTTGTCTGGGCCTTTTGTTGGCAGAGGTTGACCGGCGACCATTCTGGAGGCTTCGACTGAAGGAATAATCTTTTTTGACAAAACTGAACCAGCTGTTTTTCCAAGGCTCAGATCTTGTGCCGCCTTTTTTGCAAAACCCATAGCCTCTGCCGTATTAAGGCCCTTATCGAGCGCATATTTGAACAGTTCACCGCTATATTTGTCGGCGGCTACACCCGCAGCAGTGCCAAGCTCTACACCTAAGATCGGTTCGTGAAATATTGCGCCGATGCCCGCGCCGATCGCTCCGCCCAAGACGGCTTTTCTGGACCCATGTGTGTCGGATTTTGAAAATTGATCTAAATCATTTCTGGCCAGAATCTGTTTTTGGAAATTAGTGCCGAGTGCCTCGTCAATATTCCCGAATCTCTCTTGTGCACCATATTGATTTGCACCACCGAGCGCTTTGGTTTTGGATGTAACACTATCGGGAGTGATGCCAGAAAAAAGTTGTTTATTTTGTTTCGCGGCATCAACCGCCGCTTGGGCCCGGTCAGCCCTTGACGCGAGTGGAGCGCTTGAGCTTTCAGAAACCGCCCTAGCGTAGGCCGGATCTGCGATTGATCCCATTTTTGTTTTCGCAGCATTGAGGGTCTTCGCCTCAGGGATCGCCTCGATTGTTCTATCAAAAAGCGAAGGTGTTGTGAGAATCTTGTGATTCATCAGATAGTCATTGACTGGGCTTGATAAATCTTTGCCGGTCTCCCGTCCTATGGCCTCAAGAAGTGGCGCGTGAAGTGCCTGACCTTTTTGAGACGTGATGCTGTTGAGATTTCCAATTGCCTTTTCTGGCGTTCCATACAGATCGCTCGCGACGTTTAATAGGCGCGATTGCCTGGCAACATCTGTCATTTGCGCCTTGTATTCAGGAACTCGAGATTTTACTTCACCGTCGAGATATGAGCGCATATCAGAAAGTGCTTGTTCTGATTGTGGCGCGAAGGATGCGACCGAATTGGAATATTGGATGTCCTTATCGAGTCCTTGGAGTATTTGTTTCGCCTGAGGCATCATTATGTTTTTGCCCATTTTCGACAGGCGGTCTTGCATCGCTTGCAGTTCCTTAACGGATTGCTCAGCCGAAGTGGAGGCCGGGACGCCATTGACCATCATGGAATCAATATGATTTTGCAGGACATTGACAAGTGGCTTTGTCTCAACTTGACCGCCAGCCTTGAACAATGTGCTATAGGCATCATTTGATCCGGCGACGACTTGCTCTTTGAGCTTCCCAAGCGCGTCGGTCACATCGCTTGCCATTGACGTTAGCTTATTTGACTTCAGGGCCTCTTTAAAAGCCTGTTTTTTCTCATTGAATGCTTGTTGGGCGTCTTGGAGATTGTGTGATGCCTCGAATTTTTGATCCTGCAGCCCGGCCCTAACATCACCTTTGTTTTCGGTGACGGCACTTTTAGCTTGAGCCAAATCCTCTTGTGCTTTCGCCAATTGATCATCGGCTTGGTTTTTAAGATTCAAAATATTGTCGGCAATGTTGGATCTCTCGGGAGCCGCATTGATCGATGCGCGATCAGCAATATAGCGCCCGGTAGTATTCTCAGGAATGTTTGATAGGATTTTTCCAACCTTTTGCGCGGCCCATGTTGGCACTTCGCTGGCTTTTTGCAATACGTATTTGCCTGCCTTGGTTCCCGCCGCAGCCTCAAGACCCTTGCCAAGAAGTTGTCCACCGACTTCAGCGGCGGCGCCTTCGACGACGCCTTTCGCCGGATTTCCGTAAATCTCGGATCTTGTTTTATCTTGGCCTAGTAGGTATTGCTCGCCTAGATTTTTGAGTGATTCGCCGGCCCCGCCGCCAAGCGCGGCTCCTCCGACGGCACCTGCAGCGGTACCGCCAACGGGCTCGAGCGCTGTGCCCGCAACTCCACCGGCAACTCCACCGGCAACCATTCCTGCAGTTGGCAGCGTATTTAGGGCGCCTTGAATATAACCGCGCGGAGTCCCGCCTGGAATATCAGTATCAAGCCATGACTTGTTATCCTTCGCGGGTGTCTCCCACGGCGCCTGACCGACAGGAAATGAATCAGGGAGGGAATCTTTTGATCCACCCGATTCCCAAGGAGCCTGGCCTACTGGATAAGACTCTGCTCCGGCCATTATTGTGCCACCCAATGATTCCCGATTACTTTATATGTTTTGCCGCCGTACTCCCTTGTTCGTCCATCGGGAGGCATGTTCTTTGTCATCTCATCAGTGATTTGACCCTTGACTGTTTGATAGCCCTTTTCGCCTAAAAATGGTCGCTGCCGATCAGCGATTTCGTTTGCGCGATCAGCGAGTTTTTTTGCGCCGACTGTTTGAATTCCATGGGCATAGTCGATTGCTTGCTGAATGAATTCGCCGGCATTTGCAGGTTGAGATTTATTTGTCAGTTTTTGAATAGAGGTTCCATATTTCTGAGCCAAATTGTCTGGCGTCATACTTTCGAGTTCGTGCTCAGTGGGCACGCCCCCACCAGCCATCTTTGCAGTTTCCAGAATCGCGAGTTTTGTTTGTGACTGATTAAGCTTGTTTAAATCACCGCCGGGCGCGACGCTCACAATCTCATTTAACTTTTGTGCAGCCTGAATATCTTTAAGGGATTGAGACGCATCTGCCTGTTGCCTTGATCCGTTAACAAGATTTGTATAATCCTGCATCGCTTTTTGTCGCATTTTGGGCGGTGGAGAAAAGCCAGCGCCGCCTGCGCTCGCTGGGCTAGTCGCTTTTGCAGGACTGGTGCCTCCCGAAAGGGCAGTCGGGCTTGTGATACTTCCATACGGAATGCCCGCCTCGGCCGCCGCCGCTTGCGCCTTAATCATTCCGATTTTCTGATCAATAGCTTTTGAGGCCTGAGAGGCCTGCTCGGATGCCGACATCCCCGCATATTTATGTGCGAGCACCCAATTCTTATCGACCTGTTGGGGCCATTGAGTTGTATCCTGACCCATTTGTTGAGCCATAGTTTTGGCTTGATCATAGCTTGCCTGACTGAACCCTTGCGCTTCAACACTTCCAGCGATTCTCGAAACCGTATCAGCTTGCTGCATTTGTCTTTCATGTATCAATTTTTGTTGATTCAGGTCTTGTGTGGCGAATTGACCTTGCACTTCCATGTATTTATTGGGAGCACTCTTGGCCAAATCTGATAAAACGCCCTGGCGATTAATGGAAGTTGTGCCATCGGGATTTTGCACGACATTGTTTTTAAATGCGGATCTGGCCGACTGATCATCACTGATCTGTTGTTGCTGAATTTTATTTTGTCCAGCTAGAGCTGACATCTGCATTCCCTTAACCATGCCGCCCAAAATATCTGGTGTTTGTTCCTTTAAATAAATATCGCTATTAACTTCAGCCATTTACCCCTCCGCCATAGACGCAAGGAACAGCATCATTACCCGGTTCATGTCGATTTGCTTGAACCCATCTTTGTCCTCGATAATCAATGTGCGTCCCAGTTTGGATTTCTCTAAATCCTGAGCCATGAGTCCGATGTAATCGCCTGATCCATGTTTGTTTGATTTGTAATTGAACTTGTAGGCCTTGAGATGCGATTTTAAATTGGCCAAATCTTTTTGCGAGACTGGCTCAATGTTAGTCTTTAATCTCTCATCACACATGGCCATTGCTGCGATACCAGCTCCTTGGCCCGCTAGCCCACTCATTCGGTTTGCACTTGCGGTGTTGGCAGCGGCGGCCGCATTGCCCATGCCCATTTGAGTTTGGCTCACTTGATTGGCGTAATTCTGTCCAGCGCCGGCAACCTGGCCAACCGCTGTTTGCCCAATGCCGGCAAGGCCCGACAACATCCCGTATTTTTGTTGCTGGCTTTGAGTGAATCTATTGAACGCATTTTGATAGTCTTGGCTGGCGAGACCTTGGGAATATTGAGTCAGGGCCTTCATGGTGCCGCCTGAACCTAAACTTCCACTCGCCGCAGCTGACTGTTGCAAGGCCTTCATTCCTTGCTGCATTTGAAATTGATAGCCTGGGTCAGATTGGAAATCTGACATTGAAAATGATTTGGTCAGATCAGGCATCGCCGCCTGCAATTGGTTTAAGCCATTGGCACCTGCCTGCATGTAGGGCTGTGCGTTTTGTTGGTCCATGTTGAAAACATTGGCTTGGGTTTGATTGGCTTGATCGGCAGCACCTTGCTGTGCCTGCAATCCTGCCGCAGCTTTCGATCCGCTTAGATCCAGGGGATCAGCAAAATTCATTAACGTCCCGCCAAGCGTGCCCACACCCATCGGCACTCCGCCGCCTCCTCCTCCGCCTCCACCCATTTTACAACTCCTTTGCCGTGTAAATAAAATCTGCACTCGTCGCAACGGGCTTCATCCCATGCCACAAATGAGCTTTTAGAATTCTTGCCGCATCAGGTTTTCGAATATTCACGGCCGCTGTTAAAAATTTAACTCCACGTTTTTTTGCGTCACCCTCAACAAACCGAATCATTGACATGACGACTTTCAATTCACGCCTATCGTCTAAAACAAACATGTCATCAATAAAGCACTCAGACCGTTCGCCCGGAGGATAGGAGTAGGTAATGAACCCACGCTTTTTCTCATCGTAATGAAGCAAACGCCCGTCGCGGTCGATGATGTATTCTTTGAATAAATCAATTCCATCCATTACCGGGCTCCCAGTGATGAGAATTGACTGTTCTTGCCGCCCAAAGTTCTAGCGCGCCAAAAAATACTTGAAATGGAAGCTGTGCCCGTAATATTGCTTGAGGTGTATTGCACCTGCCCATCCGCTGCATGGGTCGGAGTAACGGTCTGTGTGCCTGTGCCGTTGTCTGTCGCGGCTGTGACGGCTGAGCCTCCCGCTGTGGCCGATAATTTAAAAGTCGAGGATGTGGCGCTCGTCACATAGTAAGTTGTGGCAACAGTGTAGCCAGTAGGTAGCGCGGTTGCGGCCGCGAGGGTGACTGATTGCCCATTAATCAAGGCCAATCCTGATTTAGTCCAAAGCCCCGTGGTGTGGTCATATGTTGCCGTGAAGGCTATCGGCGTAATTGTAAACTCAACGCCCGAATCATCCGGTGTGTCGGTTTGAATGAGCGTGATTTGCCATTCGGCTAAAGTGGGCCTGTAGGTCAGAATAAAAAAGCCAGATTCAATAAGCTCAACCGCACTGGCGCCAGTGGTCACTCTTTGAATTAAAAAATCCACCACGACTTGAGTGACGCCTTTTGAGCTAAACACCATGCCAACAAGGTCAGCCGCCGCAACTTGGTTATTTACAATGACAAAGGATTTCTCCTGCCCAAGAGCATAGAGCCTTTCCCAAATAGATCTAAAAAAGTAGGACCACGAGGTAGCTACAATCCCTGATTTGTCTTGAATTTTATCTTTGTAGGGCACATCGAATGTTTTTACTGGGGTTGCCATTAATTAGCCCCCGGTTCCACGTCAAGATTTGCGCCCAAAAGTCTAACTTTTACCGGATCTGTGATTTTCACTCTGAAAATGCGGTCGCGAAATGAGCCAAGTCTGCGCCACATCACCCGCGTGCGGTATGCCCCAATCTGACCCGAGCCTGCATCAGCAAGCGCGAATGATTCGCTTGAAAATGTGTGACCTCCATCATCTGAAAAATCAAACATCACGGTCGGATTTGAGCCCTGGCCCGCCACAAGACCAATCCCAACCTCCATATCGAGTTGGAATTTAGAGCAAAATACTCGGTTCAAATCGCTTGTTGTATGGGGCGAGCTCCTGAGTCTCGTGATCGCGGCACCATCATCAGCAAAAACACTATCGTCTAGTTGATAGATTTTGTTGTTGGAATAATCACCCACGATGTGAATGCCTTGCTCCCACGCGAAGGCGCAGAAGTCGGCTCGGTGTCTTTCAAGTACTCCGCTATTTGTATAAGCCCTTTGATGCCACATGCCCGTGCTCAAATCATAAACCCATGTGGCCTCGGCGAAATTGAGCACATAAAACATATGGCCATTACTTTGATATGTAAACGCAGTCGCTGCCGATGGATCGGCGTAACCAGAAATGGCTTGCTCAATAGCATGCGTGCTCACTCTTTGCGGAGTTAAACCTTGAGCCGCATAGACAATGCCTTGGCCTGAATCGGAGCGCCCAAGCCAGAGCACGGTGCCCTCATCGGCTTTTGCGATGCTGTATTGAGCGACGGTGCCAATTTCAATAAACCCACCTTGGATTCTCTCAAATGGAAAATTGGCGTTGCCCGTATCGGCAAAAATCTCGGTGGACCTCTGGGCGAACAAACAAAGATTTCTGTAACTGACCTCGACCGCAAGTAAAATATCAGGGGAGCCTTCGGCTGTACCGAATTCTAGCGCGTCGAAGTTAAAACTTTTTAAATCAGAGGCGAAAAATTTATTCGTTCCACCGTCGACAATGAGAAAATATCCGTCAATCCAAGTGATGTCGCTTGCGGTGTCCACTGCGGAATAGAGCGCGCTAGATATGGGGTCGGTAAATGTGGCGAGAGCCCCAAAGCTACTTGTGCCGTCTTGGTTATCCAAAAAAAGCATCATCTTGGCGCCATCAACAAATACGGTCGAGCTATCGGTTCCGGTTCCACCAAAACTCATCGAGGCGGCTTTAACTCGGACTGTAGAGGTTAGAAATGTAATGGCGCTGCCGCCTGCTTCCCCGCTCGCACCTATAAGGGTCGCGGCCCACACGTTGCCCCCACCTGAGGTCAGATCTATGTGGGGTGTCCCGCTTGAAGCATTGGCGAGTGAGGATGCAACGGTAAATGAATCGGCATCCACATCGATCACAAAATAATTTGTCAGCGTGGAAACGCCACCAATACTTGCGCCCAGAAATGTAAACTGGATTTTTAGCCCAGTGTAAAAGCCGTGGGAGGCCTTAATAAAAGTGTCGGCAGTAAAATCAATATCTCCGGTGCCTGTTCCAAACACATTGAAAGGGATTTGCGGTGCAATCGTCAAAATGCCTGAGCCCTTGGCCGAAAATGCGACGACCGTCGCTGATAATGCGTTTGCGAGGCTTGAAGCAAACTTGAAGGTATTCGCATCTGAAACGATGATCCAATAATCAGTGGAAGCCGCAAGGCCAGTTGGCAAAACTCCTGTCGATGATAATTGAACCTTAAGCCCAGTATAAAACCCGTGAGCCGTATGCGTAACCGTATGGGCCGATGGATCAAGGTCACTGGACTCGCTCGATTGACTGGCCGTAATGGGAGCATACGTAGTAGGCACAGCGGTCCAATCTAATCCCCGATTAATTGAATAAAGCTGATTCCCGCTCACCACAAAAATGCGACCAATCGAATCAACGTGCACACATCTGATGGGGCCCGATCCCACTTGCACTAAATTGGTGAGGCCAGGCGTGGCTCTGAGATAGGCGACTTCATGCTCTTTGCCGGTTTGTGACTGGATTTGCTCTGGATATAAATTGATGCAAGCCTGTGCTTCCACATTGACTGAATCGAGTGTGTAGGCGGGCCCGATAAATCCAGGGAAGCGCATCTATTCTCCCGTGAGCCAGTTAAATGGTCGTCCACGTGACTGTGTACCCAAATCCGTTGCCAAATAAATTGGCTTAGAATTCATTTGTTTAATGTCAGCCATAGAATCCATGGCCATTTGAATAATTTGAGGGTCGAGCTGTTTACCGTATTGAGGTGCGAGCCTTAAATCTAAATTGTATTGGATCGCCTCGAAAAACCCTGGAGGGAGGGTGATAGCCGTATCGAGTGTGGCGATTGATGTCAGGGGCTTCCAGGAATATAAAACAATTTTATTCGCAGCACCAGGCACGGGCCAAAGGTTGATTGTGGCCAGCGGAAATGAATTCTCCATGTAAAGAACTTGAGGGATGGCTGTTTGCGTGGACTTGATTGAAATCCTAGACCAATCGTCAATGTTAATCACAGTTAAAGAGAATTCATTTAATTGAACGGTCCCCTGCACTTCGATTGTAGCGTCATCAATGATTTGAGGTCTTGTGGTGTTAAATGTCCCGCCAGTTCCAATCGTGTAGGACTGCGTCCCGATGACGAGTTGAAACTTTTCAACAACTCGGTCAAATATCATAAGACTTTTGGCGCTCCAGCGATCAAGCATATTATTGATTATCGCCAGACCATCACTGGCCTCGGCAGCTGAAGGCGCTTCGCCGGCCGCAATGGCGCCGATGTCTTTTAAACTTAGTGTGATTAAATCGCGGGCTGTGGACACGTGGCCTCCGCTCTTGATTTAAGCCATTGGCCTATGTGGCCCTTATAGGGAACGGGGCTAAAATCCCAGTGCGTGATTTCTAGCTCTGGATAAAGATAAAGTTTCCCGCCCGTCTCACGCCATTCATGAGCAAAAAAACTCTCTTCGCTATGCAGGCCATTTGCGAATGGGGTTTGAAAGTAACAATGAAGTGTGTGGCCAAAGTGCGTGAATTTCCGCTCGGGATGAGCCTTTTCTAAGATCTCAAATACTTTGCGGCTTAAACATACAAACCCAGCCGGTAAAACGCCCACCTCAATAAGTCCATGCTGATCGGCCCACAATTCATCTTGGGCTAACCAAGCAATGGGGTAGGCTTCCCCGTCTTGCTTGAATCTGTAGCACCCACCCACGTAATCGACTGGCATTCTGGATAATTTAACCAGCGCACCAACCTCAAAAGTCAGGTCTGAATCCAAATAAATGATTTTATCGCAATCCGATTCGAGAAATGCTTTGGCCAGTTGGTTTCGACCCATCGCTGGGTGTGAGCAATTGGGCAAGAATTCAACAAGTAACTCATCGCCAAGCTTGTTTGCGACATATTGCTCACTCATCAAACAGTTCACCGTTCGACAAGGGAGTTTTCCGTCATAAACAGGGATGGCGACGAGTATTTTCACTTATGACCCTTTAATCAGGCCAAGAGTGACGAGCGCCGCTTGAACAGCGTTCGATTGTGCCGCCAGTGTCGCAATAGCGTTTGCGATAATGGCGCTGTTGTAAGTGCCGGTCAGAGTCAAAATGCCATTGGTCGGCGCCGCAGCTCCGCCCGATGCATCGACTACTGTGGCCTGTGCCGCCAATGTAATTTGCGCGACCGGAGTTTTGCCGTAAAAAGCAATTTTGTCCGTAGTTGACTGACCGTAGTCAGACCCATCCGGGCTCAATACTGACTGGCGTTTGTTTGAAGTGGTTTCAGTTTGCAATCCCATTCTCCTTGTTCTCCTGTTAATGAAAATTTAAATATAAAAAAAGAGAAGCGAGCGAGCGCCCGCTCCTCGACAAAAGTGATTAGCCCATGATCCGACATGCGAGCTCGGGATAAACGGTTTTCCATCCGTAGAGCACATCTAAACGACACGGGTGTTGGTCGTTATTGATGTCGTAAGCCCTGACAATCCGGATCGAAAGACCGGCATCTGGATCTTGCGCGCGAGATGCCATCTCCACTCCGCCAGGCAATTCCAAATCGGCCATACCGAGCACAAACGCATCACGGTGATAGGCCATGTTCTGAGGAGTCGTCACACCATCGGCAGACACCTTTTGAACTGGCGTAACCGCCGCCTCATCAAGTGGAAGCGCTGTAATGTTTTGATAGGGGCCCGTGGACTGGAACGCAGGCGTGAAGGCGATTGTGCCGTTCACGGTACTTGAATTTAAATTCGCCGTTACCGTAAACTGCATGAGTGAACCCGTACTCTGACGAGTTTGCGGGTTAACAGCAAACACCGAACCAATCGTGAACACGTCACCCTTATTCAGTACGCCTGTTTCGCCTGATTCAAAGCCATCGCACACCAGTGTGGTATCGCCGTCCGCCGCCGTAGTCGTATTGACTAAAATGGTGTCGCCGTTATTGTCGCCGGTGATAAAGGACTGGACGTTTTGATCCATTTTCCAAGTGAAGCCCAGGGCCTCACCCATGACACCCTTGTCATACTGAGACTTAATTTTCTCGGACGATTGGAAAAGGCCCTTCAATGCATCAACCATCGCGGCCTGAGCTGCGGGGTTCATGACGAGAGAGCGCTGACCATCGCGTGGGCATCCGTTTTCGTCCAGCTTTTGACCTGCTTGCAATGCGAGCAGTGCGGTCGCGGGCGTGGTGCCGGGAACGCCGACCGAGTTCCATACATTCACATACTGGCCAAGACCGTCGTAATCGATCTTGTTGGCAAGCGCCACGACTGCGGGCTTGATATAGCGCGCGCCGAATTCATCGATCGACAAGGTCATATCTTTGCTTGAGAATTGAAAGCCAACATGTTTTTGCTGATCAAGAGTCAGCGCCACACTTTGGTCAGTCACGTCTTGCAGGTTCAATGCAGCACCGTCGGTGACGGTAAAGCGTACGGGCTTACGGATATTGATGACAGAGCCAATTTTAGCGCCCGAGTTGGCAAACTGGCTGTCATATTGACGGTTCACACCCTTGGTAAAACCAAGTTCGTTTTTGAGCATTCTCAATGACTCTTTTGTAATCATTGAAATGGTTAAAAGACTGTTACTCATTTGGAAGCTCCCGGTCCCTAGTTATGGGACAAAGGTAAAATTTAAATCCTAAGCATGGCCCTATGCCCGCTTAGCTAATTGCTCCTCCCGCAATTTCTCAAATTCACGCTGACTCAAATTCGGGTCATCGATGGATTTTTTGCCAGAGCCAGTCGCATTGGACTTCACTGGTTTAATCGGGGTTGGAGCCTTGGTGGTTTTTGGCTCTATTTTTTCAGATGAATCAGACTTTAAATATTTGGCTTCGAATTTTCCCAATTCACGTGCGGCAGCAATCGCGGGCAGAGCACAAATTCTTTTGTACTCGTCCTTATTTTTAGCCAGCTCATACATGAGCTCAGGCCCATTATCAGATTCAAGAATCACCTGTTGAACCGTGATCGATATCGGAATGTCGTCGACATCCTCCATCAGCTCACCAAAGTCCGCGTGAGATTTTTTAAACTCCTCAACACGTCCCATGTGCGTTTCAATGGATTTTTGAACCTGCGTTTTGACCTGAGATTCTCTTTGTTTTGCATCCCGCGCAGATAGCTTTTGCTCAAGCTTCCAGTCGGTGAGTGCTTCGACATAAAGATCATGGGTTTCGAAATCATCGGCTTTGGGTTTGCCCTCGGCGACAACTGTGGTCTCAGGCTTTGGCGTCTCAGGGCTTTGATTTTTCAGCACTTGCGCGCGCAAAAAATCTCGCTCTTGTTCGACCGCACTGAGTTTGCCGTTGAGTTTATCAATCCGGCGCTTGAACCCGCCCTTTTTCTTGCCCTTGTCCTTGGGCTCATCAGTGACTTCCGTATCACTGTCATCTGATTCATTTTCAACTTCTGGGGTTTCCGAGGCCTCAACTGTTTCATCCACCTTTTCAGGCGACGCGGATGTTTCCACAGGCTCAATAGGTTTTGCTAGATCGCCCATGGCTTGGGTCACCTGCTCCGCACTATCTGATGTGGACTGGATCTGGATTGGCATGGTTTAGCTCCCCATGGGTGTACCTGGTGTGGGCCCGCCAGTAGGTTGTTGTTGTGGAGGTTGCGCAGCTGGAGGTTGTCCTCCGCCAGCATCCGAACTTTGATCTATTGGTTGGTTCATGCTGAGAAGGTCGAGGCGGTGTTGAATCGCTCCGACCTCTTCTTTCAGCATTGTCTGGGCCTCTTGTGAGCCCATTTTGGCCATAGCGACTTCGATCTCGGCCTGGATCTGTGCGAACGCGATTCGTTCTTTCGAAGCCAGCTCCACAGATTTCGTTTCAATCATGTGAGTTTTTTCGTTCAGATGTTGCGTGAGCTGATCAATCATCTGTTGCATGTGCTGCATGGCTTGCTGAGCTTGAGGTGGCAAAGGCTGTTGATCTTTGTCGTCGGGCTCGGCCAATCCTGGTGGCAGCATCTTTTTAAGACGGTCGGCAATTTCTTGCGCACCTGACCAATCCATATTTCTCACCATCAAATCGCCCGCAACCTGCACGATTTGCGGATAAGCCTTAGTGAGCTCCATCATGGACGCCACGGCCTCCTCACGCTTGGTTGCGTAACTGGGGCCGGATGAAACGTTGGCGTCATATTTCCCAACACCTAGATTGTGAATGACGTCTTTGCCGTTTTTCTGGAAAATCTGGTTGATCGCAACCATCTCGGCCTCACCACTTTCGCCAATAATGCGAATGGTCCGGGGCGTGTCGTAAACTTTCGGGATCAGATCCACAATAATTCGGCCGCCGTGTCTCATGGCTCTAGAGAGATTGTCGATGTAATGGAAATTAGTCCTCTCAGCTTGTGTGGTGCGCCTTTGAATGGCCGTGCCTGAAATTTCATTTGAACGGTTACCGAGTGAGGCGTCGTAAATCCCCGTGGTCGCGTTCAAATCATCTTTGGATTGCATCCGGGCGCCCGTGATCGCCTGCACAGGTGCTTCGTACACGTTACGCGCCGGCGGTCCTTGAGGCGTGCCCGAGGCGTCTTTGGAATTGTATTCAAGATAAGCGTGATTTTTGATGTTGGCCGTTTTCCACTGGGCCTCGAAACCTTCAAACTGCCCAGCCGCACCGATGAACGGCGCCCTGGGAGCTAACGCGATGGTCTCGGTCTCAGCCGACGCCCAATAATTGTACATGCGCTGGGGATCTTTGGCGTGGCGGATAATGCCCTCAAGCACCCGTTTGCCATCGATATCAAGCTCATCACCTAAAACCGGGATGATCGGAATCCATTGACCCAGCCAATCGGTTTCCTCTAATTTTTCAACCCCATTCATCTTGCACCACTTAATGGCTGGGAGCGTGCTCTTGCGCTCAGCTACAATTTGAATAGCGTCGGGATTCACTTGAATTGCGGCCTGGATATCGGGCCTTGCCATGTAGTCAGCCAAATCATCTTTGTTGATGACCTCTTTGCTGTTCATTTGCAAAAGCGTGACTTCTTTAAATGTTTTGTAAAAATATTCAGCCACACGGCACGAGGCTTTCGAGGCCCATCCCGGCGCGTGATCGCCGATAGATTCCCAATCGGTCATGCCTGATAATTTGGATTCCGGATATTGAGCCTTGTAATCGTCGTGGCTCATGTCCTCAAAGACAAAGCCCCAGTTGGAATCGGATCCATCGGGCTCTTGATAATTTGGATCTAAATATACAGTGAAGGAATTGCGAATCCTTTTAATAAGGATTTCTTGATCAAAGGACTGGGGATCACAGAAATCGGTGATGACTCTGAAATAACCAAGCCCTTTGGTTGCGGCAGCTTCAAAGGCTGTGTCATAGGCCACATCGGCGTTGGAATTATATTCGATGTGTCTGATTAAGCCTTGGAGGACCTTTGCGGTTTCCACATCGGCGTTGTCATCGACCGGGTTGACCTTAATCGATGGCCTATTTTGGCGTTGGTCGTTTGTGACCTGGCGCAAATATTGTGGGAGCCTATTGATGGTGAGACAAGGTCTGCGATCAATTTCCCTTGATTGCTTAACGTCTTGTGGCCATTGCTCGCCCGATCTGAACTTCAGATCATCCAGGGCATCGCGCCTAATTTCTAGCTCCGCATCCACTGCCAACTGAAACCGCTCGCGCGCGATTTTCAGAAACTCATCATCTGCTTTTTTGGTGTCGGTGCCGTTCACTATTCAAAAGCTAAAGCAAACAAAGGTTTACACTAGGTTTAAGAAATGTTTACCTTGCGGGTCTGGGTCTGGTATGAGTATGGGCAAGCGATAACGTTTCACGGCACGACACCGAAGTCTGTGCGCTAGGATGAAGTTATGGATCTCCGCAAACTAGACGCCGCAATCGCTGAGCATGTGATGGGCTGGCGACGATTAACCTACGCCCAGCACAATCCAGATAATAAGTATTTTGCTGAGAACACCCGTCTCACTTCATATTGGCATAATTCAGACAGGAAGGAGATGGAGCGCGCGGAAGTATCTGACTGTGTAGATTGCGGGACCGATTTCCCGGCATTTGCACCATCCTCCGACATTGCGAGTGCGTGGGAGGTGGTGGAGAAAATGACTCTTGTGTCAACTGGCGATGGATTTGCTCCAGTATTTGAATTAAACAATGAAAAGAAGAATTGGGATGAAAAAGAGTGGTGCGCAATGTTTTTTGATCGTTGGCATTGCGCTCACTGGCCAGTGGGGCAAGAACAGGTTCGTGCCCATGCAGATGCCGCACCACTAGCAATTTGCTTAGCAGCTCTAAAAGCAAATGGCATCGATGTTAGTGAGTGGGAGGGGTGATGGAATCGAAATGGAAGGTCCATATTTTTGGAGATCCAGCCGGCACAGAATGGGAAATCAGCATTGTTCGCGAGGATAATAAAAATGGCCAACAATCTTGGGGATGGTTTGGCGAGGATAAATTGTTGGTCTCACACAATGGCGGACCATGTCACTGGCCTCTTGCGCCAGGTCTTGGTGTGAAAATGATTGAAATTGCGAACCAAGAATGTGCTCGGCTAAACGAGAGTCAGAAAAAGTTTTATGACATCCATCCGGTTCCCTGACTGCCCATCGTGTATTGCCTCACCTCAGTCTGCTGCACCACAATCTTTGGAAACTGCGCACCCAAGGCTGGATCTAAAATCCTAGCCCGGCAATCCAGCATGTCGTCATGCACTGATACAGGGAACGCCAAATATTCATCCTCAATAAAAGTTTGAATATAGTCGATTCGCCTTCCCTCATAGTTCACAAAGTATAAAATCTTGGGCATGTAGAATCGACCTTGCTCATAGATTGGCACAAGCCTTTGGATGCGGTCCTCTTTGGCGATCTGCCCACCGAGCTCAATGATATTGAATCTGTAATTCTCCTGCTCCATGACATATTTCATGTGCTCAACATCGGATTGCATGCCGTAGTGCTCATAGCCCACAGCTTTTGGGTTGTGTTTACGGTGGAGTTCAAACAGCTTCGATGTACGTTGGGTGAGATTAAGTCTATCTCTCACCGCATCGATCAAATAATAATTATTGTCAGGGGCAAGGGCAATCACTTCCATTACAGTGTAGTCTGAGCTTTTCTTTTTAGCTGAAGCTGGGTCCACGATGATGTACACATTCCATTTGGATGTGTCTTTGATCACCTCATAATATTTAAGCCATTCTTCTTTAAAACCCATGGCTTTATCGGCAACGGGATCTTGGAGCATTTGTGTGCCAAATGTGTAGGGCCCCATATCCCGGCGCTTGATGAACAAATCGTCTTTGGAGAATAATACGGGCTCACCGTCCATTTTGCCATTGTGTGTGGCTGGATAAATGCGTGGCACGACCGAGCCTCGCTCCATCATAGTCTTGTAGGTGTCATTGGCGTGGTATCTGGTGCCAATGTACCTTTTATGCCCACCTTGCGAGCCAAGGTTGAGTGATAATTCCCATGCGGCCGTGACCTTTTTAATTTGATCCGTTGTGGTGACCGATTCCCTTGTGACCACGTCATCGTATACGCAGATCTTGAAATGTTTCGATGTGGGCTGGCCATCAACCAAACCCCAAGCCTCAACACTTGCTTCCTTGGGATTGGTCTTGCGCTTCACAATGAGTCCAGAATCTAGTGACCATTTCTGTGATTCAGCTCTAGGGTTTTGATATAAAACATCGGGGAATAAGCTTTTAAGGAAATTATTGGATTCGAGTTCGCGCTTGATTTGCTCTAAGAACCCTTTGGCGATAGGTCTAGTGTGACTGAATATGGCGATGGTCGCGCCATCTGGATCACCCAACAAATCTTGAATCGATTTGCCAAACGTGATGATGGTCGATTTGTAATGCTCACGTGCCCACAGATCTAAATGCCCGTTGGGATTGAGCTCCACCTCACGACATCTGTCATAGAGCCAATCGCGGTCAATATCGCGGCGTTTGCAACCTATGGTGAGCAGGAAAAATAAATCCTCGAGGCATAATCGCCTGAGCGCCACATGGTCCTCGGCCCCAATCACATCGGCATAGAGGCCATTTGATTGCAATCGCGTGAAGCCTTGGCAGATCAAGATTCGCCTTTGAGTTGTTTTAATCTATCGTCGAGTTCAATCTTTTCGGGCGCCGCCGGATGGTTATTGACGACAACATCCACTTCATCTGGCTGTTTGTCGCGCCAGCCGAATCTGTTTTTCATATTGAAAATCCAGACCGAGGCGTTGAGTGAACGTGAGCTAGAACCGCCGCCATGTTCGGAGTCTGATTTGTTGACTATGTGGTCGATGCCAAGCTGTTCCCAAAAAATACGGCACCGGGCCGTGCCGATCTCTTTGGCGTTTAGAAAGTCTGGGTTTTGCTCAAACCAACTATAAAGCGTCTTTTTGGTTACGCCGACAAGACCGGCAAAAGCCTCAAAGCTTAGACCCTTTTCCATGTGTTCGATGAGCATTTCGCAGAATTTAGCTTTGTATGCGGTTGGCCTTCCCATCCCTCTGAATCTAAATGCCCATATAGTTTAAGGAAGGTTTACATTAAGTTTAAGTTTACAAGCCTTAAACCTGACTTATACTTCTGGTATGGGTGAGCTCCTGGACAACATTATCGCCAATTTCGACCCGACAAGCGCATCCGAAAAAGAGCGCGTGCACGACGGGAAGCCCTTAACCGTATGGGTTCCACTGGAATATAAAGAGAAATTTGATTTGATCCAGGCCAAATGCGGGCGCAAATTTAGCAAAACTCTGAGAGAAATTATCAAATCCGCCATCGACCGCGTGCATATCGACGAGGCCGTTTGAATCTGGACTATCGCTCGCAAATCCTCGCGCTAAGATAAAGCTTCAAAATCCTACCTATGCCCGTCAAGATCAGGCGGGCTCCTTTTTACTTGCGCCTATTCATCCGCCTACAATGCAGCAAATAGAGTTTGGTCTTAGCTCTGAGCATGTCAGTCCATGCATCAAGGGCCGCGACTGAGAAAATGGTGATAATGGAGAAAAGGCCGAGAGCGAAAACTGCGAGATAGTAATTGATCATAAAAAATCCACTGGGCTAAACTCCCTTTTGTCTGAATATTGATGGATTTCCTCAACTCTCACAAAGATGCGCCCTGCATTTCTTGGACATTTCTCCCAACGATAAATCGGGTCCGGCATATTCTCAGGCCTATCATTGGCCATGACCCCGGCCAAAATCAAACCATCGCGCACTGGTTTAAATGACGCGCGCAAGTTGTCATCGTCTGGTTGAAAGGCCGAGAATCTAATGAATGTGCACCTAGCGCATTTGAGTCGCTCCGGAGGTAGGGGCTTTTTCGCAAGTACAATGGCCGTCACGACGTGATTCTTCCATACCCTCGCATTGCCAGCCTTCGCGCGCCACGAGCCCTGCGGGCCGTTGGTGGTGATCTTTGGAAGGCCCTTGATTTCAAACTCGATGCTATAGCTCACCGGCCTTAACCTTTTTAAGAATTCTCGAGATGCACCCTCCCGTAACTCCCATTGCCCTTGCAATTTCAATTTGAGTGAGGCCATCGGCGCGGAGTTTCAAGATGCGCTCGATTTGTTTCGGCCCAAGCTTCCATTTGATTTCTGGGCCTCTCATGGCTTCATACCCCATTTCTCAAGTCTGGCGAGAACGTCTTTCATCTGATCAGTTATGTGTTTAATCTCGGTCCTGGCTACTGGCTCGGCCTGCTCAATCGGCTGTATATCGATGAGAAGGGCAGAGCATGGTTCGTTTTCATATTTCGTTTCTAAACCCATGATTCTGGCAGTGTATCCAGATTTAATATCAACCATCGTGGCATTTTTCT